CGTAATTCAACGCCGCAGACGCTCCAAGGAGAACATTATGGACAGAGATAGTTTCGGCTCTTTCGTATCGAGTATTCAAACGCTTCTGACGAGTGCCCACGTACCTCAAAAGGTCGTGTATGCATTTGTCGCTGCGTCGATGCTTCTGTACGACATTGTTGACACCATCTATGCTGTGATGCGTCTTCGACGGGAACTCGAACCACATAGCCGAGTAATTGGCATTGTGGCAGAGTCTCCGTTTAAGGAACGCCTGCACATCGCTATGCGTGACGGCTTCGACATCCAGTTAATGGACATCGGGGACGTTTCGCGTAGTGGTGTTACGGATGACGTAGTCAGCGTCGACGATGACGACACCAAGGAGTTTATCCCTTGGAACCCGTCTCTCGATGACTGATTGTCGAACTACTTCTTTATGGGGATCGGAGGTGAACATGGATCCAGACTTTGAATTGGATACGAACCTGTTGAAGGTATCGATCCTATGCCAGATTGTGGCTGTGATATTTGCAGTCGTAGCCTGGTATATCAGAAGCTGAACGTGTTAGCACCGATCTAAAGCTTGGACGTCTTACTCATTTGACAGGAGGGAACAGCATGGCTTTACACTATACCAACAATCACGGTTCTTACTTCGTGAAGGCTGGGACGGCTTTAGGCCAACCGCTTAATCTCCTGTCGTTCAGCACCTCGAGACCGTATTGCGAGCCACTCATTAGGTCGATTTTCTCTACGACCTACGAATATGGGTGGTTTCCGCCTGAGGCCCTCATCGGTTATTTTCTTGACCGTGGGGAACCCGAGACGCTGGATCTCTTGTCAACACCTGTTGACGAGTTTGAGTATGATGCCCCTACTGATCGTCAGAAATACGGTTCTTTATTGACCGACATTTCTGCCGCGGGGCGCGTGTTGCGGGGAGAGTCTCTCTTCTTCTCGCCAGGGCAAGAACATCAAGCCTGGCACGCATCTTATCAGGGGGACATTGGTCCCTTCCTCCAAGACGATCTTTTACCAATACCTCCACCTTTTGTGACTTCGGTCAATCTTGGTGAAGGCTTGACCCTCGATATGAGAGCTTATCGCCAGCCCAGTGAAAACGGGCATGCGTTTGCTGTCATACAAGCGACTAACGCCTTTGGTGGCGCATCGTTTCTTACGAGGGTATCATTGGCAGACGTCCCTTCCTGGGGCTACCGTCGAGACTTAGTTTCTAGTCTTGAGGACCTTAAGAGCCACATTAGTAATAATGGGCTCCATAGGGATGGGGCGTTTCCTTGGTGCAGTTGGTATTACGACATCTTTGATTTTGATTTCGTAAGCACCAAGGATAAGACCGTCGTGACGTTCTCCACAGAGTGGGGCGAATGCGGGCAGTACTTCTGGGCTTGGGACGTTAAACTCTCGATTACCCAGAACACTTTCCACAACCTTCCTCCAGCCACTGAATCCATCCCTTGGGATGGCAATGGCTTTTGGCAAGGTAGCATTCAAACCAAACTCGCTGGCAGCGTTTCTGCTGTCATCGAAGCGACCATGGTGGGTCGTCACCCAGTGGATCCTCCCGGTTTCGGCTCTACCAATATCGGAGACAAGGTTATAATAGACCTTAACCCTGATGTTGGTGCTTTATTGCTGAGCCGGTGTGTCCAGGGGGATGGTACGGGCGGTGTTCCGCTCTTAGACGCTCTCGTCTCGAGGAGGTTTATAACTCCATGGGCCGATCGCGTGTGGGAGAGTTTACCGGATATCCGTTTGTCGAGCTATCTATCGGCGGCAGATGCGCTAGATCAAATTTCCGGTGGCCTTGACACTAACCTGGTCGAGGCCATTGGGGAGATTGACGAGATCGGTTTACTATTACCGTCCCTCGCCGATTCGATCAAAAGCATCCTTCGTTTACTTCCTGGACGTGGCGTCAATTCTATTCGTGACGCCATCTCTGTGGTTGCTTCTATCCGTCTACAGCAGAAATTCGCGGTCGATCCAACATTGGATTTGCTGTTGAACGTATTGCCTCGGATGGAGAAGACAGCCAAAAGGATCCAGCAACTAGCCGATTCTGGTGTGGTTGTTGGGAGAGGCTCTTTTAGTTTCGATTTCCCGCAAGGGGAATTTGGACGCGAGGAGTCGTCGCTAGTAACAAGAAGTAGGGTGGTCGCCAGCCGGGATTCTAAATCCGTACTGGAGAAGGCACTAGGGGCACGAGCCTTGGGTTTATTACCCAGCCCCTCTGCTGTCTGGGACCTCGTCCCATTCTCATTCGTTCTCGATTGGTTTACGGGGGCGGGTGAAAGGATCCGAGATCTTGAGTCATTGGGTTTTCTCTCCCTGATGAATATCAAGGTCTACACGCACAGTTATAGTGTCCGTAGTTTTCTACTTTCGGACGAACTGGACGTCTACCAGGTCTTACCTTCAAACCTGGAAGGGTCGGAACTGCCCCACCTGAAAACGTACCTACGTGAGGTTTCTTCTTGCGTACCGCGGATAGGGCAAGGCAGATACGACTTTCGCTTACCAGACCATCTTCCGAATTGGTTGACGGCTGGATCACTACTCTGGCAGCTAACAATGGCCAGGGGTGCACGATGAAATACTCGTGTGTTTTATAACCCGGTGCAGTTTTGCACTGTAGAGTCTAACAAGCGAAAGGCTTGCCGTTATGTCCCACGCATATGCTATTCAGGGCACTAGCGCCTCTGGCGCCGATGTCACCGTCCCCGTTATTGACCAGGCTAACTTTCGCTGGCGCAAGACGGAAATTCTTAAAGACGGTGCCACGCTGACCACTTTCGTGGACAGTACGAGCCCGACGGACCACGAGGTTCTTGTCACTGTCCGGGTAAAAGATATTCCCGGACGTGGCTCCCTTGCGGCCCAGCGTGAATGGAACGTTACCCATCTTTCTTGGGCGACGGATACCGATTCGGTGACCGGGATCGTGGTGTATAACCCGATCCGCAGGTTCTTGGGGGGTTCGGACCCAGTAATGGGTCTTGAACTCTCAGACCTTCGCGACTACGTTGGTAACGTCTATGGTTTGCTATGGACGACGCTGACAGCGAAGGTTCCGGATACCGGTATTATTGGTGATCTTACCCACGGGTTGTCGAAGCTGTACGACAACTAGAAATCGTGGAAAAACGAGGGTCCCTTATCGGAACCTCGTCCGGGGAGTTCGACTTCACAGTCGAACGAACTGATGTGTCCCATTTAGATGTGTCCAATGAAAAGCAGAACGCAGATATCATCGCGCTGCTCCTCGAATCTTGGATATGTCTGCTAGCGGACAGTCCCCTCAACAAGGGCATGTGTTCCTTGAAACCACGTCGGGTTTTCGCGCGTTTTAAGCGTGATTTCCTAACAGGGCCTCTTAAGGAGTTTGTGCTTGAGTATGCCAGCTATGCCGACGAGATCGTCTCAACGACGTCCCTTTACGGCGCCTCGTCCTTAACAGGACGTTGGCTACCTGAGATGAGGAACACTCCAATATTTAAGGAGTATCATCTTTGGTATTATTCTGGTGATCCCGTGCTCCTGAAATTCATACTGTCCTTCCTTTATTTCGGGAAGAAACTCAGCTATGAGGACTCAGGGCTTAACGCCGTCGCATTGCGCGAATGGCTAGGGACCGAGCAAAGACTGTCTAGTCTAAGATTGGATGAACAAATCACCGCCGGGATGGCGCTGATCACTTCCAACCTTGTTTCCGGGTTCGAGATTGAACCCGTTTGGCCGAAATTCGGCCCGGGTAAGGTTTCAGAACGGGGCATCAGCGGCGTGATTGATAAGGCAAACAACCTCGTCTTTGACGCCAAGATAGACTATCTCTTCTTCCGAGGACTTCTGTCAGGTAATTCGGCAGGAGTGGAAGGAGTTGGTCTCCGTCGTGAATGGGTCCTCCCGGACCCTGATCGATGGAGTAACGCTAGTAAAGTAACAGAGCGTGTCTCACGCCAGAAGTTCGTCCCGAAGGATGTGGGCAAGACGCGGACTATTTGCATGGAACCGAACACTTTCATGTTCTTCCAGCAAGCAGTGATGCGTTCTCTCATTCGAGCGATGGACCAAGGTAACGCTCGCCGATTCGTCAGTATCAACGACCAGCGTCGCAATCAGCGCTTGGCTCGGTATGGGTCCGCCTTTGGTGAGATCGATACTATTGACCTATCGTCAGCATCGGATAGTGTGAGTGTTGAGCTTGTTAAGGCTCTCTTCCCAAAGAGAGTACTTGCATATCTCCTTGGCACTCGGACCTCAAAAGTCCGGACAATCGATCGGAAAGTCGTCGAGGTGAAGAAATTCGCTCCGATGGGGTCAGCATTGTGCTTCCCTGTACAGTGCTTGGTCTTCACTACCGTCGTAATCTACGCTGCCATGCTAGTTGCTCATGGGTGTGCGGACGGTGAGTCATTACCTCTTGACTCTCCCTGGCTGAAAGATGTGGATAGGTCTATCCGACGTTTATTTCGGAATAAACCAGGTCCACGCTTAGGCTCCGGTCCTTTATTCGAACCGGCCGCCATATACGGCGATGACATATGCTGTGATGGAAAACTCACAGCTACTGTCACCCATCTATTGACCCTGTTAGGCTTCAAGGTTAATACCGAGAAGTCCTTCACTGGTTCTTGTGCCTTCCGAGAGAGTTGCGGGAAGTACTACCATGACGGGGAAGACGTAACACCTCTGCGCTTTCGGGTGCGGAGGTATTGGGGTAAGATAGGCCCTAAGAGTGTTGCGTCCATGCTGGCCGGCTGTAAACTTGCCGGTGACAATGGATACTTCCATTACAGGAAGCTCCTTGTACAGCGCTTACTCTTTGGCGAACTAGAGGGTGTCGGCAAATATCATGGCCGAAATTCCTTCAAATTCGTCAACGATAGGAACCTTAGCTACGGGATCTTTACGACCTCGGAGCCCAGGAACGATCATCTTGACGTGCAATATAACGTCGATTTACAAAGAGATGAACGTCGCTGCATCATGTTGACTCGTGAGAGTTTCCGCCGTCCCTCAAAGATCGAGTTGTGGGCGGTTGAACACTATCTTCACACGAGGTGGTGGGGTAGCCGTGCGGGGGTTGTTTCGGGGGATTTTACATTCCCTGCCTCTCGTAACGGCACGAGTGGTACTCGGCTGATCCGGAATTGGTTACCGGATTAGCGCAAAAACCTGAGTTGGGGTGTCTACAAACGATGTGAG